TTGTGGTATAACCGGAAGCTGTTTTGACTGCTGCGGTAATAGTTTTAGCTCCAGCATTCAATGCTGTACCATCAACCGCATCTGAAAGATCCGGATCTACAAGTACATAGTTATCTGGAATACTTAATGTTGCAGCTTGATCAACAGTAGTACCAGAATATCTTACAGTATTACCCTGCATTTCATCTGCAATTGCTACACCATCAATATGTGTTGCTGTAAGAGTGATGTTAGTTCCTGTGGAAGTAACAACAAATGTTCCTGGTGTTCCTGCATCGTATTGTACTAACTCATCCCATGTTACATTAACAGTAATTGCGGTTGCGGCTACGTATGCATCCTCACCCCATCTTACTCTTGTAATTGTTGGACGCTTCAATCCAGTTGAAGTTGATGTTCCTGCAAGATCACCGATTGCGACAAGAATTTCGTCATCGGCAGCTGTGTTTCCGTTGCCAGTTGCAGCACCGTTTCTCATCATCCAGCCCTTGTTTGTGGCGAAACTTTTAGTAACATCATAGTCACTATCTGCATCGTCAGCTAGGAACTGCGGTTTATTGTCAATGGCATCGTGAGTTGTTCCCCATAAAGGCATTGTGTTCTCCTATTTAAGTTGTTGTGTTATATTATATTTATGACTTATTATACTTCTCTAAACTTGTAAGATCATAATATGTCATAATTTCTTCTTCGCTTTCTACTAATGCGTCTCTCGCACTTTGTAACTTTTCTTGAACTTCCGGAAACCCCGAAAATTTCTCTTTAATCTTGTCAATCTGATCTAAACGTTCTTTAACTAGATCTAATGAAGAATCATAATTTTGTGTTGTCATCCGTTTGAACTCCTTGCATGAAAAATCCCTTTGGTTTACCGGCAGATAATGTTTTACCCACCAAATCAACTAATGGATTTACTTCAGGCAATTCTTGAATTTCAGTTTCAGCCTCACCAGATTCTTGTACCTCTAAAGAGGCTTCAGGTTTTGTGTTTACAATATCATTAACCAGAGATGAGACATTTCTTAATTTCTCTGCTTCTGATTTATTATCAAAATAATTATCGTTTTTTTCCATAGGTTTCCTTAACTGTAATTTCCTAGATCAATTTCTGCATTATATTCATTTGCGAATTGTATGGCAACTGATCCTCGCGTGTCTTTATCAAATGTTTTTGCACCAGGAGAACTATACAGTTTATCGTATGCTTTAGCTCCATTTTCGACCCAGTATTCCCAAAGTTTAGGTGCTTTAGAATGATCATACTTACCACTCTTCTTTTTTCTTACAATATTCTTGATAATAGAATCTTTTTGTCTCTGTAAATCTCTTTCATTTTGCATGAAATTATATAGTTCAACAGCGGCATGCCTATCAATTGCTTCTGTTATTTTATTACGTGCTTTAGAAACCACTTCATAAGCACTTCGTGGACGCTGTACTTCTTCACCAAAATATTTCTTATAACTTATCTTATCAAAGTTACCTTTTGGTATGGACTTTTTCATATACTTGAGTATAGATTCTGTTGATTTGGAATCGACATGAGTACCAATTGCAATCTTACCACTAGGATCTAACCATTGAGCTATTGTACCACCACCCATTCCGTTTTTCTCCAATGAATCACCATCAGTAGAAACTAGTTTTCCTGCTTTTTCTTTCTTGTAGTAGAATGCATCGATAACAGATTTATCTAATGGTTTGAGTCCTTCATCGAGTTCAACATCTTCTCCTACAAGTTTTGGTTGCCCACCCTTCCTGAAAGACTTCTTCAATGCTTTTTCTGCCTTTTTTAAATCTCTTTTCTTGACAACCACTTCACCTTTACGATTGATTTCGGCTTTTATTCCTTCATCATCTAGGGCCATGATTGCCTGTAATTCATTGCTTTCTGTGATTGTCATATTTCCCTCTGGTTTATAAGAAGTGTTTTGTGTTTTATTTTTTTCTTTTTCTGCTTCTGCCTCTTGTTCTTTTCTCTTTTTTTCGTTTGCATCAGCCTCTTTCCGTCTCTCATTTTCTTTATCTGCTTCAATCTCAGCGTCTGCTTTCTCTTTATCCTTTGCTGCCTTTTCTTCCGCGTCTTTCTTATCCTTTTCGGCTTTTGCTTTCAATGTTTCCACTTCTCCAGTAGGCAACACTTTTCCGCTGTCATCGGGATATTGTTGATATCCTTTGGGAGCTCTTTTGTGTTTCTTAAAAAATTTATCTGCAGCAGCTTGGTCTTTTACACCCCCCAATTCATCAGCCGAGGCCCTCGTTTCTGCATCTTTTGACGCTTTATCGGCATCATCAATTTTCTTTTGAGCTTTTTCAGTATCAGTTAAATCACCTTTTTTAATCCGGTCTTTTTCCTTCTTTTCTTTATCGGCCGTAGCATCTGTTTCTTTTTCATCATCTGTCTGTTTTTTATCTATAGTCTTTTGTGCCTTTGCTTTGTCTTTCTCACTTGCACCTGGATCACCTAAAATTGCTTTCGCATCTTCAACATCACCTTTCCTTTTATCTTCTATATCTTTTGCTACTGCTGCTTTATCCTTTTGTGTTTGAAAAGGATTCAACGCATGCAATTTTGCCTGCAATTTAGTTCCTTTACCAAATGTATCCCAAGCTTTCTTCATAGCTAGGAGTCCACCAGCAGCACCCAAGCCAATTAATAAATCCCCCGCAGTGGCTTCATCAATTGGCTTAGCTGGATCAATTGGTTTAGATGAATTTTTGTTTAAATCTTCATCTTCAACCTCTATATGTTGCTTAAAAGATTGCATAATTCTTTATTTTCCGCTTTTGAGTGGAATATCTACTTTAATTGTAACTGGATATTCCTTTCCTCCGAATTTGAACTTCTTTTTACCTTCTCTCTTTGCGGCGGAAGCGGCGGCCATAAACTCGGCAGCGCCTTCTTTACTCAGACCTTCTGGCATCCAAGATTTGAGAATTTTTCCTCCACTCTCCTGCATCCCTTTTTTTATTTGTTTAATTTTTTCATAAGTTAAACGCCTGAGAGCTTCTCTAAATCCTTTTAGTCTACCATCAACGGCAACTGCTTCCATTTGAAGATATTCTTCGGCCGAATATTCTTCTCCTACAATTTTTGGAACTTTATTAATCTCCTTAGATTGTTTAAGTATCTTTGCAGCTTTCTTTTCTGAACCTTTTTCTACATATAATTTTCCTTTTTCAAAAAATGGTTCATATCCTAATGGGCCGTCTATTTTGTTATCTTCTAAGATTTCAAGAACGACTGCTTCATATCCTTCTAATAGTTCTGTGCCGGTAACAGACCTTCGGATTGCTTCTCTAAAATTCATTTTTCCCTTCCTGAATCTATCTACATGTTCTAATTTTGGTTTAGTATCAACTTTTTCTTTTTTACCAGAAAGTTTAACTTCACCTTTATCGTACTTTGCTGCTTTTTCAGCGTCTTGTTGTTTTTTCATCATATCCGATAATTGTGCTACTACAATATTCGCGACTTGTTGAACTAATGCTGGATCAGGCCCGTTTGGTTTGGTATCACCTGCTCCATCATCCGCAGGAGGCTCTTCCTCTGCAGGTGGTTCTTCCTCTGCAGGAGGCTCTTCCTCCGGTTCTTCTTCACCTTCTGGTTCTTGTTCAGCAGCTGCTTCTGGGTCACCTACAGGATCTTCATCTTCATCCTCTTCAGGCTCTTCCTCATCTTCTTGTTCTGCTTTTAATTTCTCGGCCTTTAATTTTTCTCTGGCGAGTTTCTTTTCTTCTTTTTTTGTCTCGCTGTCTCTTTTAACAAGTCCGGCGATCACATCTAATAGGCTATCGGATGCCATATACTTCTCCTGAAAATTTTGTAAATGTTTTTTTGGGTTGAATATTTTCTACAACGCTTACTTGAAGATCATTCAAAAACGAAAAGTTAAAAGGTATTCCTGTTCGTTTTCCAATGCTCCCCAACAATCTTATTGCTTTACCAGAACACTCCATATAATCTCGTACATCTTGTTCTTTTATTTCTGATTCTTGTACTTGTGCTATAGTAAGACACTTATCAACCAAAATCAATGATTCTTTAAGATATGCTAATTCTGGTTTAGTGAAAGTACCTTCACCTATACTGTTAACAACTTCATCAAATAATTCATATGCTTCATTACAAGTAGATAAATTTATCGTATCATAACCTTGCCATGATAACTCTTTTGCTTCAATGAAACCTCCGGGCGTGATCACAACGGGTTTTAGTAGGCCTCTTCGGCGCTTCATTTCTTCACGAATTGCGTCTAATTTTAATCCTTTTCGTACATCATTCATCATGTTTCTTTTTTCTCTTACTGTTAATTCACTTGATGCGCCTGACTGAAATGCCTCAAAGTCTCCTTGAGTTGCCGCTTTCCTCATCTTGGATGCTGACATTCCAGATGCGCCATCGGCGTCTGGATCTCTTTCTCCGGCACTAATTATTTCTATTTCTTTAAATTCGTAAAATCCGTGTTTAGACTTTATCCCATTGTAACTATTTAGTAATGAGGTGAAGTCATCGACTCTATCACTACCTACTACCATTACCAATTTATCATATTTTCCACTTAGAGTATGAGCAATTTCTAGTGCATTTCTCTCTGTTGCTTTAGTTTGCATAGATCTTTTCATTCGTGGAAACATTTTCCCCAAATACTTCAGCTTTTGTTTATGAGTAAGAGGATTTTTCCTAGAATCTTGTGTATGACTCCCATAAATGAAGGCAGTTCCACCTTCACGTTGATTAGCAGCAATCACCGCATTTATCAACTTTTCATGTCCGATAGTAGGGGGATTAAATCTCCCAAATACAATTACAGCTGTGCTCATTACGACATTACGCCTGGATTATCTTTTGTAGTTAATTTAAGTTTTTTATGAAGTTTTATAGTCTTAGTAGCCCAAGAATCATCACCATATACACTAGGTGGTGTCATTGTTTTGGTTAACTTCGACCCCTTTTTGTGTAACTTCATCCAAAGGTCATTATATTTTTCTTGTTCTTTTTTATCCCAGCCACCTCTACCAGCTGACTTCTGGCCAAGCCGTTGTAATTCCTCTTCATCTTCATCTTCTGGAGATTTTTTGGAAAACCACCCCTCTTGCCAAACTTTATAACTTTTCATTTGATAACCTTTCCTAAATTTTTATAGAGCCCCTTCAATTTTCTTTCATCGCCTTTTTGGAGAGCTTGGATCATTTGTCTAGTAATGTCTTGTATCAGTATAACTAAATTGCTATCATCTTCTTCAAGGCTATTGTACAACCCCTTTACTCCGGCTCGTGCTGATTTCGACCATATACTTTTTTGTTTTTTCTTTTGTGCGGTACTCCAATGTTGCGGATCTACACACATTTTCTTATGTCTATCACGAAAAACTTTTGACTTTAATTTTTCTAATGGAATAGAACACATATCATTACCCGCTTCATCCAAAAGGGCTATATCAAGGGCTAATTTATCTTTTTTTGAGAGTTCATATAGTCCTTCATTAGTTTCTTTAAATCTTTTCATCTTCTCCCCTTTTCTTATTTACTGGCCAGTTTGTACAATATGGATGTTCTGGATCATTTCGTTGTTCATATTCATCGTAATGGTCATAACCAAGTTGAGGTTCGTGTCCTTCATGATAGTCCTTCTCAACTTCTTTTTCCATTATTTGTCCCAGTTTTTTGCTGCATTAAAGTTTTGCATTGAAAATTCCATTCGGTCAACCAACTTGACCGCTCCACCCTTAAGGTTGTCTATAGCAACAAATCCTTCTGGTGCGGTCACTCTAAATCCTGTAGATGTCTTCATCAAAGTTTTTATAGATTTGACTTTCTCTAACTTACGAATAATTATCAGTTTTGCTTCAATAAGTAAATTTTGCATTGCAAATATCTTAACAAATTCACTTGAATTATCCCTGAGAAATCCCACATATCTGTCCATCACATCTTTTTTGTTTTTCTTTGTCTCTTCTCTTTTTACCTTATCAATCTCTGCTTTCAACTTGTCATATACAAATGCAATCAGTCCTGCGGTGTGTCTCTTTACATCCTTAATAGGTTCTCCGGCTCTTACCATCTTATTAGTATATGCTTTTACCAATTCACTTGTTTGGTCATCATTTGCAATCATTCCTAAAACATGAGAATCTAACTGACGGAATAGGCTTCCAGCTTGACTCAATATTTTACTAATATCTCCTGTTTCTTTCTTTGTCATGGTAGCACTTCCAGATGTATCTTGAAATGAAGCATCTGCTTGCCATATTGTACTAACATCTCTAAATGCTCCCCCACTAACACCAAAGGAGGCGGTCATGCCCTCCATCGTATCACCCTTATAAGTGGTGTGCCATACGATTCCCATATTAGAGGACAGGATTTTCGCCGCCAATCTAGACTTTACAGGTATTGCATAAACGATTGTATTTGGTTGAAACGTTATATAAGGTATATTGTCAATCGTTTGTTTTTGTAAATCATCTGCTGTGTACATCATGTCACCCTGTAAAACACCTTTTATGTTTGCTTTGGGCAATTCATTAAGGGCGACCTTAAGTTTTGATGCTAATCCACCCGAATGATTATCATCTATATCTGTTTCAGTATAGTTTATCTTTGCGTTCTTGGCGAATACTCCTTTTGTTCCTACGAAAAATCTGTCATTTTCTGGATTAAAACCCGCGAACACCGCCGGTGCTCCATCCCATTTTACAGTTACATCAACGGATGAATCAGAGTTTCCGGCTAACATATCCCTCAATCCTTGAAGGAAATTGATTGCGCCTCTTGTTCCTTCTACCCCATGATTCAACACCTCATCTTCAAGGTGCTCCATGTGGAGATTCTTCTGTTCAGTTAGGAATGAAGAGAATGCAAACATTATGCCATTTTTCCGAAAATTATGTCTGGACCAGATGCGGTAACATAGTCTACTTCTACTCCAAAAAATTTCATTAAGGCTTTAAGGGCACTTTTTCCTAAAGCAACAATTCTGTCTAATATTTTTTTAGTTTTATCCCAAATAGTATTCCATACACTCGATATCTTATCTTTTACTGCTTTAAACCAAGCCGCCTCATCTAAAAATCGTTGTTCATTTAAACTATAGAAGTCACTAAAATCCATTTCTTGAAGACTATCTTCGACTATATCTTGAAATGTTGGTTCTTCCCATTCTTTTTCTGCCTTTATTAGTCTCATTGATGATGAGATTGATCCACCTGAACTTTTAAATCCAACATCAAATTTTATTTGATTAGAATATGCCGTAAGTTCTCCAGAAGGAACACCATCCATACCAATATTAATATTTTCTGTTAATGTTCTACTATAAGGATTGAATTCTACCATTTTATTTGCAGTTGCTTCACCACCACTAAATTTTTTATATCCTGAAGCCGCCTCATATACAAAATAATCTTTAAACATAGTATTGTTATTAAAAAAGTTAGTAAATATGGGAGACATTTCTTTATGTTTTGCTGATTGAGCTAATATTGCTTTTACATCATCTTTCTGAGGTATGGCCTGAACTTCGGCGCCTCTACCTGCTCTTGCTCCTCTTGCTGCTTTCTTATCTTTTCCTGCTGACTTTACATCTTTTTTAATAGCTGAACTAACAGTTCTTGCATTTATATCGGAATGAATCGTATTCCAATCATCTTTGATATATGCTAATAATGTACCAAGTTGAGCCTTTTCATTCTCTCCTACTAATTGACCAGCCGCTTGAAAAGTAGCATAAGCTTCTCCTTTTGTTGGTGAACCTGTTTGTGAACCACCACTTTTCTTTAAACTAATTTTAACAGTAGATCCTATTAGCATATCAGTTTTAGGTATAGAACTCGCCGTTGCACCAACCTCGGCTACCATATCTTTCCAAAATTTACTTACTCTTTCTGATGCCGGTGGATCGGGTTTTTCTCCTTTTGATCCTGCACCAAATTGAACCATTGTGCCAGTACCAATTTTTGCAAATTCATCTGCTAATTCTTTTGCTGCATCTTGTATTGGAAAAGTACCTGCGGGTTTTTCATAATTCCATTGTTCCGGTCTATACCCCGTTTTCTTATCTTCTGAACCACCCCTTTCATTAAATGCTTTTGTTATTAAATTTTCCCAATCTGCGCCTGAAGGATCACCCGGATCTTTAAATCCTGCAGCTTTAGAAAACTGTCCAGATTTCATAATATCTGTTAATTTGTAGTACTTTCTGTCTGAACCTTTGAATTGGTATAATTTTCTTTTAACCTCAACTCCTACTTTGGAAATTTCTTTTTGTGCTCTAAGTTTATCGGTTAAAATTTCCTCCACATCATCATTAGCATATTTTAATACGACTTCTCCACCTTTTTGTAACTTGATCTTTTCTCCAGCTTTTATCATTTTGACAAGCCTCTCCCTATAATCATTTCGGGCGTCCATGTCTTTAGATTTTAATGGGCCTTCTGTCAAATAAGTCTGAAATGTCTTCATCAACTTCTCCTAAAATTAAAAACAATTTACTGATATATTTATAATAACAAGATACTTACGCTGACTCAGGCGGCTCTGGATCTGGAAATGGTGGTAACTCGTTTTCATATCTCTTTTTTAGAACTTCGTGTGTAAAAACATCTCTACTAAGTTCATGCCACCCTTCACAAGTATCTTCATCTACTGTAGCACAATAAACGGTTCCGGATGGATCTTCCATAACATAAATCATTTCTCTGTCGAAAATATCACTTTTGTCCGTAATGAATAGGACATGAATCATCGTTCCCTTTTCAGGGTTGATGTAATAGCAATCGGGTTCGAATGCTTTGAGGGTGGGAACAGATAGGGTTTTATAATATGCTTCCCTATCTTCTTTTCTTTGTTTTTTGTAGTCTTCTAAGTCAATTACGTTTTCATTCTCCAAACTTAAACTCCCCAAAATCCTTTTTAGCCTTTTTTGAGACTGTATCGAATACTGGGACATCTTGTTTTTCTTCTTTACCAGTATCAACCAATCCAGACTGTGATTCTTCTCCCAAATCAGTAAGTCTCATTTTTGCTCTATCGACTCCCACTAAAAACTTCTTATTAAAAGTAAGGTCACTATACCGATTTTTTAATTGTTTGATTAACATTTGTCCTGCTTCTTCTAAGTTTTCATTACTAATAAGAGCAAACATAAAATCTGCTGTTGCAGGAAGTCCAAAACTTTCACTAGTATCTTCAAGACCAACATCTGTATTTTGAAAACCTTGCCTATTCGTTTGAGTAGCCGACAAAATAGGAACATCAAATTCTACTGCCAATCCTCTAAGCTCTTCTGCTATCGATTTAATATAACTATACGAATTGACATATTGTCCTGGTCTGATTCTCGCAGAAGAACATATATTAATATAATCAACAAGAATTAAATCTGGTTTGAAATTTCTCTTGAGATTTAGTTCATTTAATAGTGCCCTAAAATGATTTGTACTAGCTGCGGCTGTAGGATATTCCTTAATGATCAATCTGCCCTTGACTGTATTCTTAAGGTCTTCTATTTTCTTTTCATAAGTCTTTTTAGGTAAACCCACCAAATCATCCAATCGAATGTTCAATAAATTTGCATCTATTCGTTCTGCAATTCGTTCTTCTGCCATCTCAAGAGTAATATACAAAACATTATTTCCTTGTGATAAGGCACTAGAACTAACATGACACATAAACAGAGATTTACCAACACCTGTTCCTGCGAGAGCAATATTCAAGGTTTTAGAAGATAGACCACCTCCTGTTATCTTGTTGAAGTAATCAAGGTCAAAGGGAATCTTTTTCTCAATTTTATGATAAAATGAATAACGATCATCAGAGTCCAAAAGGTAATCATGGCCCACGTGAGGATCAAAACTAACAGAAAGAGCATCGGTAAGCAACTCAGGAATAGCACCCTTATCAGACTTAGATTTTTCGGGTTCATCCAATATTTTAATTGAACTAACAACGGCGTTG